TCTTCACAGAGAAGTCGGAAGTCACGGTCACTCACAGGTCCACCGAAGACCTTATTAATAATGTACGTGCGAAGATCGCAGCGATGCGTGAACCCAAGGACATTACCCCGGTGCCTGAAGCCATTAATAGTACCGCGAAGGAAGTTTCGGAGGAGTTGGGTCTATGACCCTAGACGACGCGGAGCTCGACTATCTCGCACAGAACATGCACATCCTCAGTCCGGAGGAGGCTGCGGAGGTAGAGACACTTCTCGACGAGCTGCATAAGCGCCGGGAAGCCCAAGCGTGCAGGGATGACCTCATAGAATTCTGCAAGAAAATGCAGCCGGACTATATCGTAGGTAAGCACCACAGGATGCTGGCTGACGAGTTGATGGCTATTGCCGAAGGTAAGAAAGACCGAATCTGCGTCAACATGCCGCCTCGGCATGGTAAATCCCAGCTCGTATCTACTTACTACCCGGCTTGGTTCCTAGGTCGGTACCCGTCAAAACAGGTGCTCCTCGTATCGCATACTTCAGATCTAGCTGTGGACTTCGGGCGAAAAGTGAGGAACATCATTGACTCTTCTACCTATAAAACGATATTTCCTACAGTCACGCTTGCTGCTGACAGCAAGTCTGCTGGTCGTTGGAACACTAATAGTGGCGGTATTTTTTATGCAACTGGCGTGGGCTCTGCTCTTGCTGGCCGCGGTGCGGACTTACTCCTTGTTGACGATCCTCATAACGAACAAGACATTCTGAACGGCAACTACGAGATCTTCGATAGAGCCTATGAATGGTTCGCCTACGGTGCCCGTACCCGTCTGATGCCCGGTGGGCGTGTGGCGATTGTGCATACACGCTGGCATCAAGATGACCTGACCGGTCGCTTGGTTAAGGATATGGTGCAGAACGATGGTTCGGATCAGTACGAGATTGTTGAGTTCCCTGCCATATTTAATGAGAACTCGCCGGAAGAAGCTCCCCTATGGCCTGAGTTTTTTGACTTAACGGCGTTAAAACGTACTAAAGCCTCCATGCCTGTGTTCCAGTGGAACGCCCAGTATCAGCAGAACCCGACGGGCGAAGAGGCTGCGATCATTAAAAGGGAGTGGTGGCAGGTCTGGAAGAACGAGAGACCACCCCAGTGCGAGTACGTCATCATGGCATTGGACGCCGCGGCAGAAACAAACAACCGGGCTGACTTCACGTCGATCACGACGTGGGGGGTCTTTATGAATGATGAGACCGAGGCTTACAACATTGTCCTGCTGAATGCGATCAAGAAACGGGTTGAGTTCCCAGAGCTTAAGGATCTGGCGCTTCGCGAGTATCAGGACTATGAGCCGGATGCGTTCATTGTCGAAAAGAAGTCAGCGGGTACTGCCCTGTATCAAGAATTACGTAGGACAGGGATGTCTATTCAAGAATATACCCCCCACCGAGGGTCTGGAGATAAGATGGCTCGTCTTAACTCCGTAGCAGATATTATTCGTTCCGGGTTAGTATGGGTGCCTGAAACCCGTTGGGCTGAGGAAGTCGTTGAGGAATTGGCCGCTTTCCCCTTTGGTTCCCACGATGACCACGTGGATACGACTTCTATGGCTCTAATGCGGTTCAGAAACGGTGGATTTGTACGTCTTCCGACCGACGAGCCGGAGGAGCCCCAGTTTTTTAAGGCGAAAAAACGCGCCTATTACTAATTTTTGAGGTTTTTCCATGGCTATCGATAAAGCTCTCTACGCCGCGCCCGCCGGTATTACGCAAATGGCACAAAATGAGGTGCCGATTGAGATCGAGATTGAAGATCCGGAGTCCGTAACGATTGGAATGGGTGATCTTGAGATCATTTTGTCCCCGGAATCCGAGGAAAGTGACGATTTCAACGCGAATCTTGCGGAAGAAATGGACGAGGGAGACCTCGATGAGCTGGCCGGCGACCTGACGGGTGACTTTGACGACGATATTGGTGCCAGAAAGGACTGGATACAGACGTACGTCGACGGTTTAGAGCTCTTAGGCCTCAAGATTGAGGAAAGATCAGAGCCATGGGAAGGTGCTTGTGGGGTATACCACCCACTTTTGGCCGAAGCCCTTGTAAAGTTCCAAGCTGAGACCATGATGGCGATCTTCCCGGCGCAAGGCCCGGTGAAAACGCTGATTATTGGTAAGGAAACCCCGGATAAGAAGAAGTCCGCAGAGCGGGTTCAGGAAGATATGAACTATCAGCTCACGGAAGAGATGCCGGAGTACCGTCCTGAGACCGAACGACTCCTCTGGGGTCTGGGTCTTTCGGGTAATGCGTTCAAGAAGGTCTACTACGACCCTTCAATGGCGAGACAAGTCGCACTATACGTGCCTGCGGAGGACGTTGTGGTTCCGTATGGGGCCTCAGATCTCCAGTCTTCACCTCGTGTTACGCATGTAATGCGTAAGACCGAGAACGAGCTGCGTAAATTACAGGTTGATGGGTTCTATAGGGACGTGGACTTAGGGGACCCCGTTGGGACACTCGACGAGATCGAGAAGACGATCGCGGAGAAGCTGGGATTCCGGGCGACAATGGACAACCGGTTCAAGGTGCTCGAAATGCAGGTCGACTTGAACCTCAAGGGGTTTGAGCACAAGGACGACGACGGAAACGAGACCGGTATTGCACTGCCTTACATCGTTACAATCGAGCAGGGGACCGGGACTGTTCTGGCTATTCGCAGGAATTGGGAGCCAGATGACGATACTTATCAGAAGCGTCAGCACTTTGTTCATTACGGCTATATCCCCGGATTTGGCTTCTATTACTTCGGTCTGATTCACCTCATCGGTGCGTACGCTAAGAGCGGTACATCAATTATCCGTCAGCTGGTGGACGCGGGCACGCTGTCTAACCTGCCGGGTGGGTTTAAGACGCGTGGGTTACGTATTAAGGGTGACGACACGCCGATTGCGCCGGGTGAGTGGAAGGATGTGGACGTGCCGTCCGGAGCGATGCGCGACAACATCATGCCGCTACCTTATAAGGAGCCGTCTCAGGTCCTCGCAGGGCTCATGGACAAGATCATCGAGGAAGGTCGCAGGTTCGCTAACACGGCAGATCTCAACCTGTCTGATATGTCGGCTCAGGCACCGGTCGGTACCACGCTGGCGATTCTCGAACGGACTCTCAAAACGATGTCGGCTATTCAGGCCCGCATTCACTTCTCGTTGAAGCAGGAGCTCAAGCTCCTGAAGCGGATCATCGCGGACTATACCCCAGAGGACTACACCTATGATCCTGATGAGGGCTCTCGCAAGGCGAAGAAGTCGGACTATTCGAATGTCGATGTCATCCCGGTGTCGGACCCGAATGCGTCAACGATGGCGCAGAAGATCGTCCAGTATCAAGCGGTCTTTCAGCTCGCGCAGGGGTCTCCCCAACTCTTTAATATGCCCTTGCTCTACAGGCAGATGCTGGACGTATTGGGAATCAAGAACGCGCAGAAGCTGGTCCCAATGGAAGAGGATCAGAAGCCTATGGACCCCGTATCGGAGAACCAAGCGGTTCTCATGATGAAGCCGGTTAAGGCATTCGCATATCAGGATCATCAGGCACATATCGCGGTACACATGAGTGCTATGCAGGACCCGAAACTTCAGCAGTTGCTGCAGGGTAATCCGATGGCTCCGGCAATTCAGGCCGCAGCTCTGGCTCATATCAATGAGCACCTTGGGTTTGCGTACCGTGTACAGATCGAACAGCAGCTTGGGTTTAGCTTACCGCCGCAGAAGGACGAGGCGGGTGAAGATCAGCACATGGACCCCGAAGTTGAAGCTCGTCTGGCTCCGCTTCTTGCACAGGCTGCACAGCAGCTACTCCAGCAGAATCAGGCAGAGGCTGCACAACAGCAGGCTCAGGCACTCCAGCAAGATCCGATGTTCCAGCTTCAGCAGCAGGAGCTGCAGATTAAGGCAGCGGCTCAGCAGTCTAAGGCCCAGAAGGATCAGGGCGAGCTGGCTCTCAAGGCTCAGAAGGAGCAGGCAGAAGCCGCATTTAAGGCAGAAGAGCTGGCTCTTAAAAGGCAGGAGCTGGTGGTCAACACCATGGCCCACGGTGCCAAGCTGGACACCGACCGTAGAAAGATGAAGGCAGACGCGACGATGGAGGCCTTTACTCACATGACGGACATCGCAGATAAGCGGGAACAGCAGCAGAAGCAGCTGGCTATGGAGCTCCTCAGACACGAGGACGACATCTCCGAACGGGAGAAAGACCGGAAGGCTAAGCCGAAAGGTAAAGCTAAGAGCGAATAAATGTAAAGGGGGTTAGTGTGGACTTTGATGAGTACTTGTTAAAGGAATACAAGGATCGTATCGCGGTGCTGTCAGACGCTTTGGCGTCTGGCGGTGCTCCTTCTTATGAAGCATACCAATATACATGCGGACAGATTCGAGGTCTGGAGGCCGCATGTTTTGTAATTTCAGACCTCAAACGACAGTTGGAGACTCAGGACAATGAGTAATCTTGATTTAAGTAAGGCGGTGGATCTGGGGGCGGTGCTTAATCAGACTTCAGAGGCTAAGGCGACGCAGCTTCCTGAACCGAAGGGATATCGCATCTTGTGTGCAATTCCGGAAGCAGAGAAGGAATACGAAAGTGGGCTTATTAAAGCGGACGAGACACGCCGCACCGATGAGCTTCTGACGACCGTATTGTTTGTCGTGAAGATGGGTCCTGATTGTTATAAGGACGAGGGCCGATTCCCTACGGGGCCTTGGTGTGCAGAAGGTGACTTTGTTCTCGTTCGTCCGAACGCAGGTACTCGCGTCATTATTCACGATCGTGAGTTTCGTATCATCAATGATGATTCAGTAGAAGCGGTGGTCCAAGACCCCCGTGGTATTCGACGTAAGTTTTAAAGGAGGCGGACATGGCCGGTAATGACTTAGATTACAAATTCCCCGATGAACAGGAAGTCGACCTTAAAGAAGGTGGCGAACTCGAAATCGAAATTGAGGACGATACTCCGGAAGAAGATCGTGGACGTACTCCATCTGATCCAGAGAAAGTAAAACAGCTTGAAGTTGAGGTCGATGATCTCGACAAGTACAGCAAGGATGCCAAGGACAAGCTCATCCGCATGAAGCGGGTATGGAACGACGAGCGCCGGGCACGTGAAACGGCTGAACGTGAGCAACACGAAGCCATAGAAGCAGCGCGTCGACTCTATGCCGAGAACCAGCGCATCCGTGAATTGGTTAATAGTAGAGCCGCTGAGTATCAGGAGGTAATGAAGGAAACCACTGAGATTCAGTTAAAGGCCGCTAAGAAGGAATTTAAGGACGCTTATGAAGCGGGTGATTCCGATGCTATGGCCGAAGCACAGGAGAAAATGACCCGGCTTCAGGTTGAATTGGACGGAGTTAAAAAAGGTAAATTAGAAAGGTCTTTACAAGACGATTTTGGTGGTGTACAAACGCCCCAACAGGAACAATATGTACCTCAACCGGCTCCACAGGTAGCCCGCCCTGACGATAGGGTAATGGAGTGGCAGGAAGAAAACCCTTGGTTCGGACAAGACCGGGTTATGACAGCCACCGCTCTGGGTATCCATGAGGATCTCCGGGATAAAGGTATTGAAATTGGATCTGAAGACTACTACGCAAAGTTGGACAAGACGATGCGGAAACGCTTCCCCGACTATTTCGAAGGGGACGAGCCGGTAGAGCCTAAAGCGGACAAGCCCAAAGCAAAACCAGCCACGGTCGTAGCCTCAGCAGCTAGGTCGACAGCACCGAAGCGGGTAAGACTGAAGCAATCTCAGGTAGCTATCGCCAAGAAACTTGGCCTTACTCCTGAACAATACGTCCGTGAACTTTTGAAATTGGAGGCCTAATATGGCTACGAACAGAATCACCAGAGAAACTGATAACCGGGAATTTTCTGAGCGCCCTAAACAGTGGCTACCTCCGGAACTTCTCCCCGAGCCTGACAAGGAACCGGGTTATATCTATCGCTGGATTCGTTCATCTACTCTCGGTACAGCTGATCCGCGTAACTTGTCTTCCAAATTCCGTGAGGGTTGGGAGCCAGTAAGGATTGAAGAGCAGCCGAAGTTTGCAATGTTGATCGATCCCAATAGTCGTTTCAAAGACAACATTGAGATTGGTGGGTTGTTACTCTGCAAAACGCCTGAAGAGTTTGTTGAACAGCGGAATGCTTATATTAATAAGCAGACGGCGCAGCAGACTGAGGCAGTAGACAACAACCTAATGCGCCAAAGCGACGCTCGGATGCCTATCTTCAAGGATAGTAAGTCTGATATTAGCTTTGGGAAAGGATCTTAATTCTTTAATTTAGGAGTTTTCCTATGGCTTATCCTATTGTCTCAGCCCCTTACGGGTTTAAGGCAGCTAATGAGCTGGGTGGTCTCCCCTATGCGGGTTCTACTCGCATGGTACCGATC